TACCCGAGGCGCTGGGGGTCAGGCGCGGGGCCCTCCAGGATTTTGGACAGGGCCCCTTAGGGTTGCCTTACCTTTCGGGCCAGTGGAATGCCCGGGCGGCGGGGAGTCGGCGCAGCGCCGGCCGCTGGTCGTCGCGCTCCCCCTTCTGCCTCGACCGGTTGCACGACGCGTGCAGCAGCCGGTCGGCTTTCCTGCCGCCGTTGCCTCGGGCTTGGATGTGGTCGGCGTCGAGGGCCTGGGATCGGTACATCGGCTCGCCGCACCACCAGCACGGCGTGCCGTCGACGTGGAGCTTGAGCAGGCGTGCGCGCTGCTGCTGGTGATCCCACCCGAGCCCACGCTCGGTAGTCGTCTTCGCGGACTTGGCCATGTCGACCTCCTTGAGGCATGAGTGCCGCACCTCGACGTCGTGCCCTTGTGCCGTGAGTTCGTGCGCGAGTGCTTCGGCGATGACGACGCTTCGGTGTCGGCCTGCACTGCACATGGTGCCGATGGTCAGCTGCCCTGCCGTGATCGTCGGGATGCGGCTGGCTTCGGTGGCGATGAGCGCGCGGGTTTCGTCGTGGCTGGTGAGCCAGTCGGTGACCATGGGGTCGCGGCCGTCGCGTGGCCGGAGCACTTCGACGTCGTGCGGGTTGGGTAGGTGCCGGCAGTCGATGGTGCGGTTGGTGCGTGGTGCGCGTTTGGTGCCGTGGCTGATGATGGTGATGTGCATTGGTTTGGGGCGCGAGCGTTGGTCGACACGCTGGTTGGTGTCCTGTTGCTGTGGCGTGTGCCGCACGCTCGCGCCTGGCTAAGGCGGCAGGATTCGAACCTGCAACCGGCGGTTTTGGAGACCGCTGCTCTTCCGTTGAGCTACGCCCTATGGGGGACGAGGTGTTGCCCCGGGGTGGGGGTTGTCAGGGGGCGGGGTCGACCCCCGGGGTGGATGGGGCCCCGGGGGTCTTGACCTTCACCCGACCTCTCCGTCGCAGCGTCGTGCCGCTGGTGGTCGACGGGGAGGGACCATGACGAGCGCATGAGAAAACCCCCGCAGGACCTTGGGTCCTCGGGGGTTCACTACTGCGCTGCGTACAGCATACACCATGGGTGGATAGGTGCAGGTCATTCCTTTTGGGCGTGGTTGAGGACGTCGTCGAGGAGGTACACCGTCTCTCCTGCTGCGCCTTGGCGGCGCGGGATGTAGCCGGCGTTGCCCCAGTAGGTGATGGCTTTGCGAGTGATGGTGCGGCCGGTGATGTGGGTGGCGACCTTGGCGAGGTCGGCGGCGGTGGCGTGGACTTCCTTCCGGATGCTGGGCGATGGCTGGGGTGCTGGTGGTTCGGCGTGGTCGGCGAGGGTGCGGGCTTGTTGGGCGATTTCTTCGGCCGCGGTGGTGGCGTACTCCCTGGATGCGAGGAGGTGGCGTTGTTCGTAGAGGCGGTTGGCTTTGGCGTGGGTGGTGCGGTCGCGCCGTGCGGCCCATGCCCTGGGTGGTTGGTCTGCGCCGTCCGCGTGGTCGCCGAGGTAGTCGTGGGCGATGTTGCCGAGCCACCCGGCGAGTACCTGGTCTGCTTCGTGCAGCAGGTCGAGGACGGTGATGGAGCAGGGTGGACGGGGTCCGTAGACCGGCCGGTGCCACACCCCATCCCCCGCATTGGATCCGGGTTGGAGTTGGGCGTGGAGGGCGCGGGCGCACCGGGCGATGGTCAGCAGATCCCGGGCGAGGATCTCGGTCTGGTCATCAGTCAACGGCATCGACGGCCTCCTGTTCTGTGACGTAGCGGCGGACGATGCGGGTAACGCCGTCGCCGACGACGGCGGCGAAAAATTGGGCGGTGTCGTGGTCGTACCAGCTGCATAGGGGAAGCCAGACTCCAACGTGGACTTGCTGCTCCGCCCGGTATTCCTCGCGCATGTTGGCGATCATGGCGGCCAGGACAGGGGCGGCGGCGGCGAGGGCGATGTTCCGCCGCTCCATCACAGTGCCGTCGTACATCACGATGTCGATGCCGACGACGCTTCGGGACGATGACAGATCCCACGGGCCGGGTGTGGTGCCGGCGAGCAGCCGGCGGGCTTCGTCGGGGGTCACTGGTCGGCCTCCTGGGCAGCGTCGGGGTCGTAGCAGATCTGCGTGCCGGTGCAGCAGCGCTCAGCGCAGCGGGCGAAACGCGGGTAAGTGCGGGTGGGGCCGGGGCAGTAGTTGCCCTCGTCGTCGTAGTCATCGGCGGGGGACCAACTCATCGGGCGTCTCCCTTTTCGATGATCTCGGAAATCGCGTTGAGCTGCCCGGTCGTGAGGAAGAGCCGTGATCGGTCGTGGGACATGCCCTTGATCCGGTAGCCGGTGGCCTGCAACCGCTCCACAGCCGCCGTGTGCGCCTGTGTCTCGGCGTACTCCTCGGCGGTGCGGGCGACGGGGCCTCGCCCCATGTAGGTGTTCTCGGCCCAGGTGTCGAGGGAAAACTGCCGCTCCCTGGACGAACCGTCAGGGGCGGCGTAGAACCACTTGCGGCCGACGCGGGTGACTACCAGGGGTTTCGTCTCGCGGCTGCGGCCGACGAGGGTGTCGACGTAGATCGTTTGGCCGACTTCGGGGCGGGTGGTTTCGGTGGTCATTCGGTGTCCTGTTCGTGGTCTTGTGGGGTTTCCCAGGGGTCGCAGCACCAGTGGTCGCGGATGCGGCAGGTGCGGCAGTCGTCGTCAAAGTCATGCGGGGTGGTCATGCGGGTACCTCTTCTCGGATGTTCGCGGATACCGCATCGACCAGGGCCGACTGCGTGACGTCCTTCTCCCCCAGCGCACGCACGACCTGCTCGTCGATCGTCGACGCGCACACCAGGTGGATCACGCTCACCGGCTCGGCCTGCCCCTGCCGGAACAGACGGGCGTTGGTCTGCTCGTACAGCTCCAGCGACCACGGCAGCGTCGTCCACACGAGGATGTGGCCGCCGGACTGGAGGTTCAGGCCGTGTCCGGCAGACGCCGGATGGATGAACCCGACCGGGATCCGGCCGGCGCACCAGTCGGCCATGTCCTCGGCGGTCGACAGCTCCCGGCCATCGGGGAATCGGGCACGCAGCCGGTCGAGCTCGTGCTTGAACCAGTAGGCCACCAGTACGGTCTGGCCGGCGGCGGCTTCGACGATGTCGGCCAGGGCGTCGACCTTCCGGTCGTGGACGCCCAGAACCTGTCCGTCGTCGGCGTAGATCGCCCCCGACGCCAGCTGCTGCAGCTTGCCGGACAGCACCGCGGCACTGCCCGCGTCGATGGTCTCGCCTGCGATGGTGGCGACGAGGTCGTCACGCAACCGTCGGTAGCCGGCCCGCTCCTTCTCGCCCAGGTGCACGGTCTGGGTGGTCACCGTCATCGGGGGCAGGTCGAGGTAGTCGGTGGTGCGCATCGACAGGGTGACGTCGCGGATGGCGGAGTAGATCTCCACCTCCGCGCCGGGCCGCAGCCGCCAGGTGTAGACCTGCGGGCCGTTGCGCTTGTCGGGCAGGAAGTAGTGGTTCCGGTAGTGGGAGATGTACTTGCCTAGTCGCTTTCCGCCGTCGAGGATCCGGAACGGGGCCCACAAGTCCAGCAGGCTGTTCGGCGCCGGGGTGCCGGTCAGCCCGACGATGCGGGTGATCTGCGGGCGGACCTTTTTCAGCGCCCGGAATCGTTTCGACTGGTGGGACTTGAACGACGACAACTCGTCGATGACGACCATGTCGAAGGGCCAGTCGCGGCCGACTTGTTCGACGAGCCAGGGGAGGTTTTCGCGGTTGATGACGTAGATGTCGGCGTCGGCGCGCAGGGCCTCGATGCGGGTGGCGGCGGGGCCGACCATCACCGACATGCGCAAGCCGTTCAGGTGGTCCCATTTGGTCAGTTCTGCCGGCCAGGTGTCGCGGGCCACGCGCAGCGGGGCGATGATCAGCGCGCGGCGGACGGTGAAGCTGTCGCGGATGAGGTTGTCGATGGCGGTGAGCGTGATGATCGTCTTGCCCAATCCCATCCCCAAAAGGATGGCGGCGACGGGGTGGGACTCGATGTAGTCGATGGTGTGGGCCTGGTAGTCATGCGGTTCGAATCGCATGGATCACCTCGTGGATTTGGGTGGGGTGGTCGATGACGTGGACGTGGCAGCCCAGTGCGCGGAGTTGGTGGTGGCGCCGGAGCTGGATGGGGCGGGGTTTTTCGCCGGGGGCTTTGAGTTCGACGTAGGCGGTGGGCCGCCCGGGGAGGATGACGAGTCGGTCGGGCATTCCGGCCATGCCGGGTGAGGTGAATTTGGGGGCGATGCCGCCCGCCTGTTTCACCGCTTTTACGAACAGTTTTTCGATGTGAGATTCACGCATAGATGGGCCTTCCCGACCGCCCTCGGTGGAACGAACAGCGCGCCCGCACACATAGGCAGGCCGGTTTAAGGCCCACCTGGGGAAACGCGATTGCACGAACCCTTAAAGCGGCCTTTTAAGTGTTTCGGTCTTTAGGTTGTTCCAGTTGTTCTGAAAGGGCGAAAAACTGTCGATACCCAGCGGAATTGCCCTGGAACGGTCGCCGGAACATCCGGTGGAACATCTGAAGTTGTGCCACCCGGTGCCCCGCGGTGGCACAACTCGTTCCAATGGGTTGTGCCACCGGGCGCGCACCGACCGGGGACTCTAGAACGGGGTATCGAAGATCTGCCGTTCGTAGAGCCGTTGCCGGCCATAGATCGGGATGCGCACGCCCTGCCCAGCCATGCGCTCCCAGCCGGGGAGTTTCTGCATGATTGCGGCGATGGCGTAGGCGTCGCGGTGCTGCATCGCCGCCGGGTCCATGCCGAAGCACTCGGCCCAGATTTCCGCGTTGCAGACGGTCCGTCGCAGCCCGCCGTCGGTGGGTGCTGGTGCTCCGAATTCGCCGATGTCACCGCCGCCGAGGAACGTCCGCCGCTGGTGCAACGTCAGCGCGTCCCAGTTCTCCGGCAGCTGGGTGTCGAGGTACGCCTCGACCAGGCCGACGCGTTCGTCGGTCTCGATGGCCTTGTCCTGCTCGGCGCGGGCCTGCTCGGCCAGATCACCGGTGAGGTGCAGTGGTTCGCTGGTGTCGTGGTGGTGGAGGGTTTCGGCCCATACCTGGGCGACGTCGGCGTCGCTGAGGTTCCAGCTTCGCTTGTCGGTGTCGCCTGTGATGGGGACGGGCCAGAAGCGGCGGTTGCCGGTGACGTCGCGCAAGAATCCGTTTTCGGCGTTGGTGGAGCCGACGATGATGCACTGCCGCGGGTGCGACTCGACTGTCCGCGCGTAGGCGGCGCGGTACTTGTCGTCGGTGCGGGACAGGAAGCCCTTGACGGTTTCGACTTCCATCTTGCGCATGCCGGCGAGTTCGCCGAGTTCGAGGATCCAGTAGCCCTGGAGTTTTTCGGCGCCGGTCTTGTCGCGCATGTCGGTCAGGGTCAGTGCGTCGGAGAACCACGCGCCGGCCAGGCGGGCGAACAACGTACTCTTGCCGGTGCCCTGGGGGCCGTTGAGGATGAGCACGGTGTCGAATTTGCAGCCGGGTTGCTTGACCCTTCGGATGGCGGCGACGAGGGTTTTGCGGGTCACCGCTCTCACGTACTCGGTGTCGGGTGCGCCGAGGTAGTCGACGAACAACGTGTCGACCCGCGGCGTCCCGTCCCATTCGGGCAGTCCGGCGAGGTATTCGAGCACGGGGTGGTAGGCCCGCTCCCCTGCTGCAATCGCCAGGGCCTCGGCGGTCTTGGTTGACGAGTAGAGGTTGTATCGCTGCTCGATGTAGAGCTTGAGCTGTGCGATGTCGGTGTCGGCCCACCCGTCCTTGATCTGCCGCCAGGGCAGTTGGTCGGGGTCGCGGACGTCGATGGATTCGGCGAGCCGGTTGTACCGGATCTCCGCCAGCTTGGGGTCGTTGCGCAGGATCGCGACGAGGTTGTCGAGGCTGTCGACGTACGCCCCCGACCTGTTGGTCTCGAGGTCTTCCATCCAGTCGACTGCTTTGGCGACGTCGTCGGGCGCGGGGGCGTCGCCGAACTCCTCCGCGGCGGCGGTGACCCGCTCGGTGGCCAGCAGTCGGGCGACCTGCTTGTCGGCCTGCGCGAGGTCGGTCATCGCCCGGTACGACGGCAGCTTGTGGGTCGGTGTGCCGGCCTTGGCGTCTTCGTCCCAGGTGCCGTAGCGGTGGATGCGGACGAGGTCGAAGGCGTTGAGGAGTTGTCCGCCGGCGGGGTCGGTGCCGTGGTGGGAGTAGGCGAAGCGGTCGTCGTAGGTCTGGACGCCGGCGGTGGATTCGCCGGCGATGAAGGTGAAGCGGCCGCCGGTGGTGGGTTCGTAGACTTCGGGGAGGAAGGTGGTGATGGCGGTGGCGATTGGGTAGGTGCGGCAGAACGCGCCGACGAGGCCGGGCTTGTCGAGGGGGTCGGCTTGCTTGTCGGCCCGGGACCGCAGCGCCTCGGTCTGGCGGGAGCTGGTGGGCCAGGTGCTGATGTCGCGCCAGTCGTCGTAGCGGGCGAGCTGGGCGTCGGGGTCGAGCCAGGGGCCCGCGTTTTCGCGGTAGAGGTATTCGCCGTCGATGGGCCTGGAGGGCCAGTACATCAGGCGATGGGCTTCATGAGTGGTGTCGTCGGCGGCGTCGATGCCGATGTCGGCGGCGACGCGGCGCGAAATCGCCGAGTATTCGTCAGCGTCGACGTCGCGCGCGAGCGGGATGATGACGCGCACCCGCGGCGCCTCCGGCGTGTGCGAGTGCGTGGAATACATCACCCACGCGCAGGGCAGGAGCTCCGGCAGCTTGGCGATGGTCTCCGGCGTCGGCGTGTCGAGGTCCATGGACAGCAGCGACCGCGCGAGAACGTTGCCCTTGCGCCGTAACCCCATTGCCAGGTGGCCGCCTACGAAGCCGCCGACGTCCTTGATGTCGCCCTGCCGTGCTTTGGGCATGGCGTGGTACTGGGCGACGCTGGCGTGGCTGATGCTCGGGTCGGCGAGCCTTTCGACCAGGGTGTCCCAGTCAATGATGGAGTTTTCCCACAGCCGGGACATGCGGCTGTCGGCGGTGGCGAGTTTGAGTTCGCGGGTCATGCTGCGTCGACCTCCTTTCTTGGGCTTCGCGTAGCTGGGCGTACCGGGGGTTCGGTGACGTGGTTCCACATGCCGCGATCTCCACGGATCGCGGTGACGGCGGTGCGGTAGTTGACGCCGTAGTCGGCGGCGATGCGGATGATCGGCTCTCCGGCGCGCGCTCGACGGCGCATTCCGATGACCGCGGCGTCGGTAAGGACGGCGCCGCCGTGCTGTTCGCCTCGGAGCTGCCGGTTCCGGGCGACCTTGTCGCGGACGTTGTCGGCGTGGGTGCCGAGGAGAAGGTGCGCGGGATTGACGCACGCTCGGTTGTCGCATGTGTGGCGGACGACGAGTCCCGCGGGCGACCGCCCGGTGCCGATTTCGAAAGCGACGCGGTGGGCGTAGCGGATGCGTCCGCCGGTGCCGAACTGCCCGTAGCCGGTGGAGGCGAGGTACGCCTGCCAGTTCCAGCATTCGTCGGGCTGTCGGATGTCGACCTTCGCCCAGAACCTTTGGACGACAGCGCTCGGAAAGTTCATTAGTCGTCCTTTCGGTAGGTGGTGCAGTCGTAGCCGTCGGCGGCCAGCGGCAGCCCCTCGGCCCAGGCGGGGGCCCGGGCCATCAGGACGCTGATCTCCTCGACGGTGGTTTCGGGTGGGGCTTCGACGACGATCTCGTCGTGAACGTGGAAAACGATGCGGTGGCCGGAATCGGCGACCACGCCGAGGGCGTGGGCCAGGAGGTCGCGGGCGACGGCCTGGGTGATGTTCTCGGTGAGCTTCCCGCCGTAGGTCTCTTCGGTCTGGAATTTCCGGTTCATGCCGATGCCCTTGAACTGCACCGAGGGCTTGCCGAACCGGTTGGTGCCCAGCCGGGCGCCGGGGTAGACCAGCGTGCGGCCGGACGGCAGGGTGATGGTCAGCGCCCCGGAGCGCATGCGCAGGGTGACAGCGCGGACCCGTTGGGGCCGTCCGGTGCGGATCGCGTCGAGGGCGGCCTGGTCGATGCGCCACCAGTAGTCGACGACGTGCGGGTTGGCGTCGCGCCAGGCGTCGACGATCGGTTGGAGCTCATGTTCTTCGATGCCCATGCGCAGTGCGCCCATGGCGCGCATCGCGCCGACGCCGCCTTGGTAGCCGCAGGCGAGGACGGCGATCTTGCCCTTCTGCCTCAGGTCGGCGTTGGGGCCGTGTTTGCCGACGGGGACGCCGAACATCGCGGAGGCGGTGACGCAGTAGAGGTCTTCGCCTGCGGCGAACGCGTCGAGCGTCTTCTGCTCCCCGGCGAGCCAGGCGAGGACGCGAGCCTCGATGGCGGAGTAGTCGGCGACGATGAACCGCATTCCCTCGGCGGGGATGAAGGCGGTGCGGATGAGCTGCGACAGGGTGTCGGGGAGGTTGTCGTAGAGCATTTCAACCGCCTGGTGGTGGCCTCCGCGGACCAGTGCGCGGGCTTCGTCGAGGTCGGGCAGGTAGTTGCGCGGCAGGTTCTGCACCTGGATGAGACGTCCGGCCCAGCGACCGGTACGGCCGGCGCCGTAGAACTGGGCGAGGCCGCGGGCCCGACCGTCCGGTCCGACGACGTTCTGCATGGCCTCGTACTTCTTGGTCGACGAGCGGCTCATGTCCTGCCGGAGTTCGAGGACGCGGCGGGCGGTGCCGGTGGCGGTGGCCAGCGCGTCGGCGACGTCCTGCTTGGCCATCGACGCGACGTCCACGCCCTGCTCCCCCAGCCACCGCTGTAGCTGGGTTGGGGACGCGGGGTTGTCGAGGCCGGTGAGCTCGCGAGCTTCGTCGATGCAGTGGGCGCGGTAGGTGTCGTCGGCGTCGATGGCGGCGGCCGCCAGGGTCTGGTCGATGCGGATCCCTCGGTCGTTGATCCGCTGGTCTACCGCGTACTCGGCCCACACCTGGCGTGGCAGCGGCATTGCGTCGAGCTTCCGGCGAATTGCCGACTCGACTTCGACGTCGCGGCGGCAGTACTCGATGAAGTCGGCCCACCGCTCGGGTGCAGATTCGGGCCGGTTGCGGTGCTCCAGGCCCTCGGCGTCGAACAGGGCGGGGGCGTCAGCTTTGCGGCCGCGGGTGGGAACGCAGAAGAACTGGATCAGCTCTTTGCCTTCGGCGATTTTCTGTTCGTCGAGGTGGAGGGCGGTGCCGGCGTCTTTGAGTGCTCGGGGCAGGCCGAGGGCTGAGGCCCAGACCATGGTGCATTCCCACCCGGCGGGGTCGAGGTACTCCCCCGCTGCCAGTCGCCCGGCCTGGTGGAGCCAGTGGGACAGGACGACTCGCTCGAACTGGGCGTTCCATGCGCGTTTGGTCACCGCCGGGTTGGTCAGGGCGTCGATGACGTCGTTGGGGACGTGCTCCCCGGTGGCGGTGGAGACCACGTGGACGGGGCCGTCGTCGACGGCGTAGGCGAACAGCAGCAGCTCGAAGTCGTCTGCGGCCGCGTAGCGGTATGCGCCGCCGCGGGCGATGTTCGTGCCGGAGTACGACTCAAGATCAATTGAAAGCGTCTTCATCGAAGGCCCCCGAGGATGATGAGCGGAAGGGCTTTGGCGGTCGCATACTCCGGGTCGCCCTCGCTGGAAATAGCGCCCGGTGCATACTCATATCGAGGTGGCCCCGCAACAACCGCTGTGACCAGCTCTCCGTCAGCGATTCGGCGACCGATGACGCGCACATACGGGCGGCTTTCGTCGTACTCCCAATTGGCGATTCGTCCAAAGGGTTCGAGCTCCCCCCCCCACTGGACACGGTCCAACTGCCGGGCCATGGCCTTCGTCAATTGCCGATTGCCCACCTGGAGGATCCGGACGGTGGCGGTAATCGTGGTCACATTTGCGGATTTCACTGGTGGGCCTTTCGCATGGTGGTTCTTTAGGAATTAGGTGAGCCCCGCCGGTGCGGTTGTGCACTGGCGGGGCTGTGGCAGCGGGCGGGTTAGGCGAGGAAGCTGTCGCCGCCGCCGTCGAACGGGGCCGGGTCGGCCTTGGCGAACTCGACGGCGCCGAACTCCGACTCGGCGGACGGCCCGCCGGCCAGGCGCTCACCGTCGGCGAGCTTCTGGATGTTGCCGAGCCCCGCGCCGACGCCGCGGTTGCCGGACGCGGAGTAGGCGAAGAAGGTGACGGTGGCGCGGGCGTAGCAGCCGGAGTAGACCTCCTCGGGGTCGATGATCGGCTGGACGTTCTGGTCGACGACGCCGGGGCGGGTCTTGCTGTTGGCGTTGATGAAGTAGTGGCCGGCGTACTCTTCGGCGTCGCGTTCGGTGTCGCCGTCGCGCAGCGGCAGCTTGAGGGCGCCGCGCGGGGGCATCTTGCCGCCGAACTTGCCGATCCCGGCCTGCAGGGCCTCCTCGATGGCGGCTTCGACCTTGGCGATGGTGTCGGTGTCGGTCTTGGGGATGAGCAGGGCGACGGAGTACTTCGGGTCGGAGCCGTTGATGGACTTCGGTTCGAAGATGTTGACGTAGGAGAGGCGGACCTTGCCGGTCATGATGCGGGTGGACATGTGTGGTTCCTCCTTGGAACGTTGGTTGGGTGCCGGTGAATCGTCTCGACCAGCGGCGGGTGTTGGGTTAGGCCGACGCGAAGTCGTCTTCGGCGGTGTGGGTTTCCAGTGCCGGGCGTCGGTCGCTGGCGGGTACCAGCGTTGGCTTGCCGTCGGGCTTGGTGATCAGGTCACCGAGCACCTCGTCGAAGGTCTTCTTGCCCATGAGCTTCTGCATGGCGGTGATGCCGATGAGGCGGCGGTCCCAGACGTCGGTGTACCCGGAGGCTTCGGCCGCGGCGGCGACCGCGTGCTCGTCGGAGTACTTGCGCACCGACCGGCCGGCGACGAGCTTCAGCCCCGGCCACTGGTGGCCCTGATTGATCGCCGCCGACGCCGCGTGCGCCTCCACGGCCTTGAGCCACTTGGTGATTTCGGGGGCGCGGAGCACGATGTCGGCGATCTCCTCGTCGGTCAGTTCGACGGGGTCGGCGAACTCGTGTCGGGCGATGGTGAGGTTCTCCTCGGCGCGGGCTCGGCAGGTGGCGCGGAGTTTGCAGAACCCGCAGTGGTCGCCTGCGGCGAAGTTGCCGTCGCCGCTGGCGGCCAGGGCGGCGGCGGGTTCAACGGTGGTGCGGGCCCAGTCGGTCAGCACCGCCACCCCCAGCGTCTCGGTGGAGATGTTGTGGCGGCGGGGCTGGTAGATGGTCATCCGGATGGTGTGGATGTCGTAGAGCATCCCGAACGCGCCGAGTGCACCGAGGGCATACAACCTCAGCTGCGGGTTGCCGGTGGCGTCGACGGCGACGCCCTGCCCGTACTTCAGGTCGATGATGTCCATCGTCCCGTCGGCGATGATGACGGCGTCGCAGGTGCCGAACCCGCCGGGGACAATGTGGGAGAAGTCGACGCGTTGCTCGATGAACAACTCCGCCCCGGGCGTTTCCTCGAGGATGGTGAGGACGTAGTCGCGGTAGGCGTCGGTGAGCTCCTCCATCTCGTCGTCCTGCCACTCGGAGGTGGGCCGGTCGGAGCGGAGCCTCATGGCGCGTCGGAGCTTGTGCTCGGCGAGCTCGTGGGCGGCGGTGCCCTGCCTCGAGGCGTCCGACTCGGTGTCGGGGAGGTCGGCTTCGAGGAGCGCCGAGGGTGGGCAGGCGATCCAGCGGGCGGCGCCGGAGGCGGAGAGGACGGCGTGGGCGCGGTCGGCGTGGCCCTCGGGCGGCGGGATGGTGGGCGGCGTGTCCGGTTCGGGCTCGGCGGCGGCGAGGCGTCCGAAAGACTCGACCTGCTCGAAGGGCACGCGGGTCTTCGACGGCGGCGCGGAGGCGTCGTTGAGCGCGACCGATTTCTTGTTGAGCTCGGGGCGCATTCGCCACACGTCGCCGTTGCGGGTGCGGACGTGGGTCACGTCCATGGCGGTGATCTTCTCCTGGAGGGCGGGCAGTTCGGAGGGCTCGATCGGGAACGCGTGCCAGACCCGCGCCCGGTAAAGGTCGGCGGCGGTCATGCTGCGATCCCGTCGGCGTCGGCGAGCAGCCCCGGGTAGTCCTCGGGCGCGATGTCGGAGAGCTTGGCGACGCCGCGGCCCTGGATGAGCTGCTGCACCTGGGCGGTGTGGCCGGCGGCGGAGAGGGCGGCGAGTTTGGCGCGCACCTGCTCCAGCGACACCGACTCGGGCTCGGTGGCCTGGTCGGTGGTCGGCTCCGCTTCCGTCGGCTCCGGGGTGGGTTCGACGGGGTCGGGGGTCGACTCGGTCGGCGCCGCGGTCTCCGTCTCCACGTCGGCGGCGGGCTTCCTCGGGTCGATGTCGTCGGGCTTCTGCCGTTCCATGGTGGCGGTGGGCAGGAGGTCGATGGGTTCGTCGGCCTGCTGGTAGGCGTGGAGGTCTCCGGCCTCCTCCGCCCAGTCGAGCAGTTCGGCCTCCATCTGGTGGATGGCTTCCCGGGCCTGGGACAGGCCCTGGAGGGTGGTGGTGAAGGCGTCGCGCAGCTGCGCGATGCGGTCAATCGGCGTCATGGTGATCGATCTCCTAGATGAAGTAGGGGTCGGAGCAGCGGCGGGCGATGATCCGGTAGGTGTGCTCGGGGTACTGGGAGCCCCGGAGGTTGGCTTGGTACTGGGCGGCGCCCAGGTGCGGTGTCCACTGCTGGTCGTCTGCGATCCAGCACAGGCCGTCGTGGCCGTCTTCGGGGTTGGTGCAGAAGACGGCGTACTCCAGGTGCTCGTCGTCGCGGAGGGCGGTCACAGGTAGCTCGCTACGAGGATGGCGACGGCGGCGATGGCAGCGAAGGCGATGACGGCGAGGTAGGGCCAGGGGCCCGGGTCGTCGTCATACGGCGCACCATGGAGAAGCTTGTAGGAGTCGGGGAAATCAGGATCGGTCATGGCGTGTCCTTTGCGTGGTGGCGTACCCATTCGGTGATGGGGTGGCCGTTGAATGTGGTGTGGCCGTCGTGGACGGCTTGGGCGATGTCGATGAATTCTTGGCGGCACACGTGGTCAAGCTCGGCCCAGGTGCGGCGGGTGTAGCCGGGCATGCGGGCGCGCCAGACGCGTTGCTCGTAGGCGTTGTGCAGGCGCTTCGCGGAGGCGATGGCGTTCACGGTCTGCCCCACAGGAAGCGGAAGGCGCGGCCTTCCATCCGGAAAACAGCGCCGTACAGGTAGTGCTGGAGGGTCACAGCAGCCCCGCTGCCACGGCGCGCGCACGGACCAACCGGGCGGGCAAGTGGTAGGCGTTGGCCAGGCGGCCGACTGCCCCGTCGATGCCGAGCACGCTGGTCATGTGCGGCCACTCCTCGGCCAGCGTTTGCTCGGTGAGCACCGGCAGCGGTGCGGTGGTGTCTGGGGTGATCGCGAGGATCCGCGACGCCGTGTCCACCGCAGGGGCCCTGAGCCCCTGGGCGTACCTCGACATCTGCGACGGGTGGATCGACGCCAGGTGGCAGATCCGCTGTTTGGTCATGCCGGCGGCGGTGAGCTGGTCGATGTGGGCCAGCACCTCCGCGGTCGTCGGGGCGGTCATCGTCCCCACCCCGCGTCCAAGGCGGCGGCGAGGTGCTGGTCGGCCTGGTGACCGATCCACAGCACGACCGCGCATGCGATGATCGTGGCGATGATGATCCTGGCGATCGTCCACCAACGGGGCGGCGGGGGTGGGGTCAGGTCGTCCAGGACGCCAACCGCGCGCATGAGCTCCAGCTCGTCATCGAAGATTTCGAATCTCATGCTGCGACCTCCTGGTTGGTCATCCATGCGTCGAGGTCGGTGCGGCGGGCGCGCCAGCCCATGCCGAGGTGCTTGGTGGCGGGCAGGCGGTTGGTCTCCCGGCGGGCCATGCGGGACAGCTGGGAGGCATCGATCCGCAGGTACTCGCAGATCTCGGGGCCGGTCATGTACGGCTCGGGCACGGTGCTCATCGGGACTCCTTGAACTTCTGGGCGCGCGCGGTGGCTGCGTCGACGAAGCCGATGAGCGTGTGCAGCTCGACGTGCTCGGCGTCGGTGGCGGCCATGGTCAGGGCGCAGTGGATGTCGGCGCCGTCGTAGTTGCAGGTGCGCGACAGGATGAGGATCGACCCGATCAATCTGTCGAGGGCTGGGGTAGGATCCATGGTGATCTCCTTTGGTAGGTATTCATCCGCCCCGCGTGCTGTTGCAGCAGCCGCGGGGCTTTTACGTGGGTGTGCGCAGCTCGCCGGCCCCTGCAGAAAGGGTGGAGCCAGGGGCCAGAAATGGTCCGCTTGACGGCCACCGAGATGGGCCGCTTGACGCACGATGGGTAGGGGCGGGGGCCAGGTGCCACGGGGTGTGGCTGGTGTCCTGGTGAGAAAGAGAGGACTCCTTATCTGGTGGTCCCCCGCCCCTGGTGCCGTGGCCCAGGTGCGACCTGGGCGTGCACGCGCCACCACTCGGTGGCCACGGCCAAAATGTTTTACGAGCCCCACGTTCCCTCCGCCGCATCTGGCGGGTTCCCTCCCCTGTGCTGTGGAATGCCGGTGTCTTGGCGATCTGTGATCCACGCTCGACCGGCCGGTATCTTCCGGGGCTCTTCCACTTTTCAGTTCTCAAACATCGCCCCGGCCAACATCGGCCGGTCAGTGCCTAGCGGGGCCATCGAATCCCCACGCCCGCCAATACCCGGGCCTAGGCCAAAAACGTCACTGTGACGATTCATCCGCCCACACGCCGCCACCCAGCGGCTCGCGCGGGTGCCCATCCGGGCGCATCGAAACCCACATCTCATGCATCACGATCTCGTCCACCCCATCGGGGCGCGGCTCGACGCCGGGCTCCCGGTACATCCGCATGAACGGAACCCCGGTCGAGTACGCCGTGCGCCCGTCGTAATGCCGCTTCACCTCAGCGCGGATCATCGACCTAGCCGAGTCGATGCCAGCCAGAACGTCCGCGACATCCTCGTTCTCTGTTTCGTCGCCGAACCGTTCCTGGATCAACTCGGAAACCCAATCCAGCGGGGACGCCTTGCCCAGGTAGATCAGCGAATCGATGGGATCCCAATCGCACATCACGCGGGCACCTCGGCGAAGTAGGTGCGCCAAACCTTCTCCATCAGCGGACGATCAGCCTCGGTGTAGCCGTTGACCCGGCGAACCTGGCCGTTGGAGACGTTGAGGTCGTACTTCTCCGGCTCCCGGCCGTGCTTTTCGACGTAGGCCTTCTTGAGTCGCTTGCCGAACACGCCGGCCTTCGCGGCCATCTGCTTCTTCGACAGGTTCTTTTCCTTGAGGAACTCCTGCGCGTACAGCGGGCGCGACCCGGGGTCGAGTTCGGGGGCTTCGCCGAGTCCGCGGGCGAGGATGATGCGGGCGCGGGCTTCGAGGTGGTCCGGGTGGATCAGGCCGCGGGCGGCCTGGGCGAGTTCCATCTGGGCGCGTGCCTGGAAGATGAGGGCGTTCATCTGGTGTTCGTCGGCGCGGGGGTTGATTGCGCCGCCCTGCGTCCAGTACGACTCGATGACGTCGGCGATCTCCGACTGGTAGGCGACAACGAGCGGTCGGGCTTCATCGCTGACCCGGTTTTCGTCGATGGTGGCGAGCCACATCGTGAGGGTGCGGACGTCGATGACGGTCGTTTCCTGCGGGCCTCCCTTCGAAGGGATGGTCATCTTGACCATGCCTGCCCAGGACTTGCCGGTCAGTCGGCGCGACTGGCTGCGGTAGTCGAGTCCGATGGACTCAACGAGCGGGCGGAACACCACATGCGGGGTGCCGTCAACATCAACGGCCTGGACGTGATTCCCGTGGAACGGGATAGTGACGATGGAAGACATCGTGTACACTCCTTCGTGATTGGTTTTTCTTGTTCCCCGTCGTCCGTGCCTGCGGATTGGCGGGGATTCTTTTGTGCCCGAGCTACGCGGCGACGCCGGTGGCGTGCCGGTAGACGCGGGCCTTGCGGCGCTGGGCGATCTCTTCGGTGACGACAAAGGCGTCGTCGAAGCTGACGGGAAAAGTCAGCAGGACCGTCCCGATGAAGCGGCCAGTAGCCTCGCCATCTCCGGCGAGCCACCGAGAGGCAGTGGACTTATCCACGCCCATCTCGGCAGCCACGGCAGTGACGGTGCCGTAAGCCTTGAGCAGTTCATCTACCCATTCGCCGCGGACGCGGGTGGTCTTGACCGTGTGCATCCGTCCTCCTGGTTCTTGCGGTGGAACCCGATGTTCCTTCGCTGGAACCAAAGTTAGCACAGCAGGTTTGAACCATGCAACCCCAAGTTGCATTGCTGGAATGACTTGCACAGTTGCAACCCTGCAACTATGCTGGTGGCATGACCGAAACGCGATGGTGGAAATACATGCAAGGGTTGATGGGCGAGCAGTCTCAGCTCGACGCCGCAAATCAGATCGGCATCTCAAAGAGCAACATCACCCGCTGGAAGGACGGAGCTCGCGCCGCCCCTGACTTCGTCGTCAAGGTCGCCCGGGCCTACGGCGCGAACGTCCTCGAAGCCCTGGTGGAAGCCGAATTCATCACCGAGGAAGAGGCCGCACTCAAGCACGTGTCCCCCGACATCGACCTCACGAAGATCGACGGCGCAGACCTCGCCGCCGAGCTGGACCGGCGGATCCGAGTGCTGAACTACCTCAAGAACCTCGACGCGAACCCAGCCTTCGAAGACCTGAAGCTAAGCGACGTCGCCCCAGAGCTCGCCGCGACGAAGAACCACCATTCGAACGGCATCGTCACCCCAATCCGGCCGGTGTCCGACGATGACCTCCCGTACGTGGCTGACTCCAGCCCCGATCACCCGGAGGAGGACATCGAGTTTGACGATTGATGACCTACACGACCTAGCAGCCGCCATCGGTGCCCGCGTCGAATCACACGCCGCAGGCCCGAAAGGCCGGTACATCCACCAGACCCGCACGATCAGCATCCGCTGCGACCTCGGCCCCACCCGCTACAAATGCACCCTGGCGCACGAACTCGCCCACGCCATGGCCGGCGACGAACCCACCGGCATCGACTGGGCCGACGCCAGGATGGAGCGGGCGGCGGACATCACCGCCGCACGGTGGCTCATCTCCCCCGACGCCTACGCCGCGGCGGAACACCTCGTCGGCCCCCACCCCGGGGCCCTCGCCCGCGAGCTCGGCGTCACCCACCACATCCTCCAGGTGTGGCAATCCCTCCACGAAAGGACACGAGCAGCATGAAAAAGCTCACCGTGATCGCCGCAGCCGCGTCGCTCGCACTGGCCGGCTGCGCCGGAGCGGACGCCGAGCAAGCACCCGACCGAGCCGACACGGAAGACGCCAACGTCATCGGCGGCAACAGCCCCGTCGCCGACATGACCATGGCCGAAGTGGAGGACGCCTCCATCGAGATGTGCAAGAAGGAGCTCGTCGACAAGGTGCGCGTCCCCGACGGCGACGTCGAACTGACGGACGTCGCCCTCGAAGATCGCGGCGCCGAAGAGAATCACGCGATGTACGTCGTCGAGGCGCTGGCTTCTTACAAGGTGCCGAACGGCACTCAGATGGATGATGTCGAGTACGTCTGCGCTGCGGCCTTCATCACGGGCGGGCACCAGCAAGGAACCGCGATCCGGCTCGGTCAAACCCTTTTCGACTAGCCCGCCAACGAAGAACCCGGCCCTGCCGCACGCCTTGGACAGCATGCGCGGCGGGGCCGGGACAACCGCCCACGAGGTGGGCAGCAAGGAGCAGTGTAACCATGCCGCAGAAGCGTGTGCGTAGCGGTAAGACCAGGTGGGTGGGCAGGTATCGCGACCCCGCCGGCCGGGAGCGTTCCAAGACTTTCGACACCCGGCGGGAAGCCCAAGCGTGGGAGCACGAGCGTGAGCGTGAAATCCGCCGCGGCGAATGGGTGAACACCAACGACGCCCCGACGCTCGGCCAGCTCTGGGTGTCATGGGAGAAGGCAGCGTCGACGGACGGAACTCGGGCGGTGAGGCACCGCGTCGGCAAAAACCTCGGGGACATGGACGGAGTGCAGATCACCCGCATCAACGCGGCGATGCTGCGCACATGGCTCGTGCACCTGCGTGATGGTCGCCCGTGGGTCGACGGCTGCGAAGGGCTTGCGGAGAACACGCGGGCCGCGTGGTGGGGGCAGCTCGTGGGGTGCTTCGGCATGGCCGTTGATGATCAGCTGCTGCTGGCGTCGCCGACCAGCCGGGTGCAGGGGCCGCGGGCATCGTCAGCCATTGATCCAGCGAAGCTACCAAGCGTCGAGTCTGTGGCGGCGGCGATTCGTCGTGCGGACGAGTCGGGGCGGGAGGTGCTGGCGACGATGATCATGCTCGCCGCGTGCACCGGCATGCGCGCCGGGGAAGTCGGCGGCCTGCGGCCGCGAAGCGTCGATTTGCAGGCGATGGTGGTGCATGTCGTAGAGCAGTCGGTGGTCAAGCGCGAGGGGCGTGAGCCGGAGTGGGCACCTCTGAAGTCGGCGGCAGCCCGGCGGTCGATCCCGATTCCGCCGGCTATGAAGGTGCGGCTGGCGGGACACATGCTGGCGCATTCGGCGGCTCCGGATGATGTGCTGTTTCGGACGCCGACGGGGCGCGGGTGGACGTCGGAGCACATCTCCCACGCGATGAAGGCCCTGGGTGGTCCGAGGTTCCATGACCTCCGGCACTTGTATGCGTCGTCGTTGATTCGCCAGGGGATGGGGGTGAAGGCGGTGCAGTCGATGCTGGGGCATGCGTCGGCGACGCTGACGTTGGACACGTACGCGCACCTGTGGCCGGATGAGCATGAGCGAGTGAGGGACGCAGCGGGCGGGTTGTTGGGGGATGTGCTGCGGGACCAGTGCGGGACGGGCATGGGTGAGCGGTCTGTGTGAGACGACGAAACGCCCCCACCATTCCCGGCGGGGGCGTTTTGTTTGTGCTGGTTAGCGCTTGTTTTTGCCCTCGGCGAGGACCTGGCGGCCGGCGACCATGCGGCAGATCTGGTTGGTGCCCTCGTAGATCTGGGTGATCTTTTGGGTGGGGTTAGGTGGGCTGGGTGGATTCTGTTTTGGCTGGTAGGCGGCCATTGCCTAATGTTGCTCGGCTTGCTGGGCCTGCTGTTTTTGCTGGGCTCGCACGGCTAATGCGGGACCAGTGCGGGACCGGCCCCCCCTCTGCCTCGGCGCGGTCCCGTCGGGAGGGGGTGCGGGGGCGCCGGGGCATGGCCGCCGCCCGGTGAGCCAATGAACGGGGCGCGCGGCCAATGGTGACGGTAACCCCGCGGCACGGACTCCGTGCGACAGGCAGGCTTTAATGTTAACTACATCACATTCACTCTACTTCGCTTCACGAATGGCGCGCATGCATGTACACTAAGGGTGAAGGCAAAAGGGAAACGACGAAAGGCAAGGCAATGACCGCGAACACCACCACCATCAACGGCACCGAGTACAAGGTCTCCGTCTTCGGCAGCATCGACATCACCGCCGACTACTACATCAAGTACGCCGAAGAGGTCCGCACCCGCCGCGGCATCCTCAAGCAGCGCGCCGGCTGGAACGTCTACCACAACGAGGGCTCCTCCCCGATGTCCGAGCACGGCGAAGACCAAGCCGCCGCCGAAGAATCCGCCCGCAAGCTCCAGGTCGCCCGCGACGAGCGCGCCGCCGCCAAGAAGGCCGAACAGGCCAAGGCCGACGCGGCCGCCGCCGAGCACGAGCAGCTCACCGCCACCAAGGGCCCGCTGGCCACCACGCGCCAGATCGACTACATCATGACCCTGCTGGCCCAGGGCCGTCACCACGAGGGCGGCTTCTACACCGGCCCCACCACCCACACCGAGATCGCCAAGCTGAGCAAGGCCGAGGCGTCCGCCTACATCACCTCCCTCAAGGGCACCTACTAATCCCCCGACACCCACCCAGCCGCTGTCCGCGAGGCGCACCGGCACCCACGAAAGGACACCACCATGCGCGACACGATTACCGAGGCCCGCAAGCTGCTGGCCCACCTGGGCTGGACGTACGGCATGCCCACCACCCGAGGCAATAGCGCCGGCTGGTCGACCACCGTCCCCCTCGTCTCCGACGCACCGCTGGCCGACGTGGCCGACGCGGCGGCCGTGGAGAAGGCAAAGGCGTACGGCATCGACACCAATGGCCCTGACCGTGGGCGGCTGCGGGTTACCGCGCCAACGGGGTCGTCGTATTTCCAGGGCATGGCCCCGCTGGTGTGGGCGGATATCCAGGTCGCCGGGCTCGATGAGCACCTGCGGATCGACTACGACGGGGAGGTGCCGCCGCTGCCGGAGGCCGAGGTGTGCTCCATGCTGCGCGCCAATGCTGCGGAGCGTAGGCAGTTGCTGGCGCTGCGGATCACCGCGATCCAGGATGCCCGGGGCTCGCGGCCGGTGGAGCACATCGCCACTGCGGCTGGGGTGAGCAAGGCGGCGATCTACAAGATCTACAAGCAGACCCCGGAGCAGTCGGTGCGGGTGCCCGGCGGGGACGTGCTGGCCGTCATCCGCGACACCGTCGCCGCACTCGCGGAGGTGGAGGACGAGCGGCGGGCGCTGGCACGCCGGGCCCACGGTGAGGGCGTGTCGGTGGCGACGATTGCGCATTTCGCCGGGGTGAGCGTCCGCACGGTGTACACGCTGATTGGGGAATGAGAAAAGCGCCCGGCCCCTGGTGAGGGCCGGGCGCGTGCCCCGCTGGCGCGGGGAAGATCAAGCCAGGTTCGCGGAACGAAACAACAGCAAACGACTCATCCCCGCTGGCGCGGGGCGGAGGCGAGCGCGTGGCAGTAACGCCGAAGCCACAAACGGCTCATCCCCGCTGGCGCGGGGCCTACCAGCCATCATACGCCAAAAAGAGCCCCCACCATTTCTGGTGGGGGCTCAAATCTGCTACTCGACCTCGTCGAGGATTTCTCCGTCGGGCTCGTCGGCGACGTCATCTCTGCGCAGGGGTAGCTCTGGCCGGTGCCTCAGCACCTCCGGCACCAGAATCTCCGGCACCGGCGGTAGCGCGTCCGGACGTGTCGGGTGAAAGCTCACGGTGAATGCCTCACGGTCGGCGATGTGGACGATCGCCACATCGTGTCGGGTGGTCACCGCCGCCAGCCGCTCATCGGTCAGCGTCAACCGGCGGCCCATGTCATCCTGCCCTGCGCGCATCCTGTCCATCTCCAGCTCCATGCGGGCCATCGTCTCAGACATGACGCCCACGGCCCCGCGGCTGGCGTTGACCGCGGACTCTTTCGCGTCCTCGCGGATCTTGTCGCCTTCGGCGCGGAGCTTGTCGCGTTCCGCGCGCAGCTTCACCCATGCGATGGCTGCAATGGACGCCGTGGACAAGGTGCCGATCAGCGCGACGATTTCCGCGAGGCCCACTGATTCGAGCACTCGAAGCATGCGGCTACTCCCCTGCGCGGTGTTCGCCGACGTAGTGGTCGCCGCCGGTGGTGGCTGCGGCGGTGCCGATGCCGAGGACGGGGGCGACGGTGGCGAGGATCGCCTCCCACTGGGCGTCGGTGCCGTAGCCGAGGTATGTGGCCAGTACGGTCAGTGCGGCGGCGAGGCTGTAGAGGGCGATGCGCCACGGGCTGGTGGAGTGCAGGACGGCGAAAAGCAGGGTGACGACGGCGGTGGCGACACCCACCACGGCGGGGGCGGCAGCGTCATCGAGGACGCCCCAGGATACGAGGGCGGTGACGAGTGCGGCGGCGACGGCGTAGAACGTGGCGCGGGAATTAGCGGGGATGGTGTCGCGGATCTGGTCGAGCATGGTGCCTCCTTGGGGCATGAAAACCGCCCGGGGTGGGGCGGTGGTTGTCAGTTGAGGGAAGTGAGCGCGTCAGTTGCTTAAGTGACGCCGTCACTCACGGGCAGTGAGCGGCTACTTCTCGGCGAGCATGGCCTTGATCTCTGCGAGCTCACGGCGCGCGGCCGCAGCCTCCTCGCGGGCCGCGTTCGCCGCGTGCATCGCGTCGAAGGAATTGCGGTCAGCGTGGAGGATGAAATGCCACAGCGGGGCGACCATTGCGCCGTCTCCGGCGAAGCTGGCGACCTCCATGTCCATGCGATCCATCGTGGGTACCTCCTCCCCCGGTGTCGGTGCGGGCACCTGCGCGTCGCCGGTGCCGTTGAAGATCGAGCGCAGCTCGCCTAGCGTCCCCCGCCAGGCGTTGACGTCGACGAGCTTCCCCGCGACTGCGCCCTGGGATCCGAATTGCAGGATGTCGGGCAGCCGGTCGCCGAGTGGGTATCGCCAGCCGGGGTGGTTGTCGCCGCCGTCATCTGTGTAGAGGGTGCGGGGGATGCCGCGGCGGTTGCGGCCGTAGTGGCTTACCCACAGGTGCCCGAGTCCGTCCATGCTGGGTTCGCCGCCGGGCATGTGCTCCCAGTACCAGGCACCCGAGTAGATGCCGGGGACGTGGTAGCCCCGCTTCTCGAGCTCGCGCTTGGCGGCCCACACGTCATCGGCGGTGAGCAGCTTCGCGTTTCCCGGGCCGACGCTTTCGACGTCGATCCACACGCCGAGGTCTCGGCGGCCGCCCATCTGGGCGTCGATGACGTCGACCTGCTGGGCAATCGTCGTGCCCTCCGAGGGCGCGCGCAGGTACCAGTAGGTGGAGACCAGCAGTCCCTGCTGCTCCGCGTCGGCGAGGTGCGACGCGAACGTCTTGTCGCGGTATGTGCCGTCGCACAGGCGGATGATGACGAACTCCACGCCCTGCGCCTTGGCCTCCCGCAGGGGCAGGCCGTCCTGGTGCTCGCTGATGTCGATGCCGAGGATCATCTTCGGCTCCTCCTTCGGTGTTTCTCCGGGGTGGGGGGCATCCTTGAGCCACACCTCCGGGTCGATTCGGCGGCCACCGTAGCCCCGCTCCCACACGGTGAGGTGGAGGTGCGGGCCGGTGGATTGGCCGTTGGATCCGACGTAGCCGATGAGCTGGCCGGCGTGGACTGTGGATCCGACGCGGAGCCCGGTGGCGAAGGCGTTCCACATGTGGCCGTATTCGGTGCACCCACCGCCTTCACTATCGGGGTGGTCGATGACGATCCATTGGCCGTAGCCGGTGGCGGGGCCGATGTGGGTGACGGTGCCTCCGGCGCAGGCGTAGAAGGGGGTTCCGTCGGGGGCTCCGAAGTCGAGGCCGGAGTGGTGGGTGCCCCAGCGGGGTCCGAAACCGCTGGTGAGTTTGTAGGTTCCGCGTTTCATGGGCCATTGGCGGGCCATGCGTGCTCCTTCCATGCGGAAGCCCCGCACTGTGTGGTGCGGGGCCGGGGGGGGTGGTGGTCAGGCGGGTTGCCAGAGGGCGGGGACGTTGGGTGGCTCCCACCCGGTCTGGGAGGTGTGGGCCTGGACGACGCGGTACGTCGCGCCGTCGTGGGTGACGAGGTGCCCGACGGGGTACGCCACGCCCGGTGCCCACGCGGGCACCTCGGGCTCGGGGTCGGGATCCGTGTCGATGGGAGGGGTTTGCCCGTCCGCCGGCGGCTCCGGTTCGGTGATGTCCTCCCACGTCGGCACCGGCCCATCCGCACCCGGCTCCCACACATTGACCTTCGGCAGGGCATTGCGCCAGCGCCGCCCGGCGTGCGCGACGACCGCGCCCACCGGCCACGCATCGAAAGCCCCCACGGGCTGGCACCACACAGGGGTGCCGTCGTCGGTGGTCTCCGGTGGGTTCGCCGCGTGGTACTCCTGCGCCGCCGAGTCGAGTGCTTCCTCCACCGCCGGGGCCGCGTCCCTGCGCTTCTTTTCTTCGAGCACCGCACGCCGCAGCGCCGTGAAGTCCGCGTCCGACAGGGATTGCAAGTCAAAATTAAGCATCGGGCACCGTCACCTCGCCCAGATTTTCGACCCGGCTGTCCGTCTTGACGACCGAAAAAGACGTCAGGGCCGTCCCCCCGTCGAAGTACCGCCACCTATCCGAGAAGACCTCAAAATCGAGTAGCACGGGGGCTCTCGCAATCACGACGGTAAAACTCGCCTGGATATGGTGCGGACCGCTCCCACCCTTTCCGTACACCTCTTTAATTGTCGACGTCTTATAGACCGGCTGGTACTCACGGAGGATCACGAAAAGTTTCGTAATATCATCCGATCCCAACCCTGGGGTGAAGGAGGTACCTCGCGCGAAAACCTGCGCATGAACCGTCCACACACCCGGCTCATCGATGAAGATTCCGCCTCCCTCGACCCTTACCCCCTTCGCTACGCCGTGAGGTGCGAGGGAAAGCCTCCGGCGATTTCCCGGCGCACTTCGCAAATTTTCATTCCACCGCTGGTACGCCGCGCCGTAGCCGCGGACACCCTCCAGCAGTGCCAGCTGCTCCTCCGCCGATAGCTGCGACTCCTCCACCTCATCGAGGCGCTCGGTGACAGGGAAGATCAAGTCGCGGATGGCGTCCCGGACCGGCACATACTGACCCGGCAAATCAGCCACATCACGCACCGCATCCGCAATCCCCGGCAGCAGCCCATCACGCACCGCATCACGCACCACCTCAAACCCAGGCAACCCCTCCCCACGCAAAGCGCCGGCAATGCGCGACAGCAAACCATCGCGCAAGTCCCGCTGCATCTTCTCGATGGCCTCATCGGCAGGCTTACGCATCTGCCGGCGAATCCGGTCCGCATTCCACTGGCGAAGGTCCTGAATCGAATCGAAGCGGGGAATGTCCGGCGGAATCATCGGCTCCGGGGCAGTCACGACGCACCACCCTTCCGGGCATCGATCGCCGCCTGCAGCACCGCGATCTCCTCATCGGTCATGCCGTCGAGGCTGACGCCACCGGCCAGCGAGTCCGGAGCGACGTCGGGCACCTTGCCCGGCTCACATTCGAGCCACTCGACGCCCAGCGGCGCCGACTCCGACACCGTGTCGTCCGGGCGGCGGTACAGCGTCTGCAGCTCCGGGTGGTGCCGAAACCCGATCTCGTGGAGGAATTCGGAGACGAACGTCGCAGAATGCATCGGCAGCGCAATCTGCGTTCCGCCGGCGTCGACGGGCATGCCGCACAGCGCCCACAGCACATGCTGCTTCGGGTCGTCCATGTCGGCGTTTTGCTGCTTCAACCAGGACATTTACTTGCTCACCCCTAGGTCTTTCCACGCCTCGAAGAACAGGCGCGATTGGTCGAGTAGTCGGGCGATCGGCGCTTGCCCCGTGCGGGGATCGCCGACCGTGAGGTCGTATCCAGGTGCAGCGTCGCGCGACCAGGCCAGGGTGATTTCCTGCACCTGCTCGACCACGATTCGGCCACGCACCGGCTTGAGCTCCACGCCGATGCGGTCACCGAGCCAAAAGTGCCCGCGCCCCGGAGCCCCGAGGAGGTACGGGCCACCATCGCCGACCTGGATCGTGTACGACTCCCGAGACCTCGTCTCCCAGAATCGCTGACGGAAGCCGACGACACCGGACAGCGCCCACGCGGTTTCCATGCCCTGCGCCCAGTCCTCGAGGTAGTGGTGCTTGCCCAGCCGCATCGCCCGAATCGGCGACTTCACCGACCCGAAAGCGAGGAAAACATCCTCGTAGAGCGGCGCCAGCGCCGTATCGGCGATGGAGCCGAGCGTGTCGAGGAAAAAGACGGCGCCGATCATGTTGCCGACGAGCTGCACCGTCATGCTGATGGTTTCGTTGACGCCTGGGGCGGACTTGCCGCCGCCTGTGATCGTCACCGCGGTGGCCGGCTCGCGGCGGTACTTGCCGTTGCGGATCGCGGTGTACTGGCCGTCGCGGAAGACGACCCACGGCTGTCGCGGCGCGGTGCCGAGCCACTTCGACACGGTGTACTCGGCGGGCTCCAGAGGAGACGCAACGACCGTGACGAGATCGTCGATGACGTTGTCGGCGAGCTTCGTGGCCGTGCGCAGCATTCCGCCGAAGATCGTGCCACCGGTCGCGGTGCCATCGAAGACGCCACTTTTGTCCACGATGTCCACGATGAGCTGCCCCGGCTTCATCGGCGCCAGCCACCCCTTCGGCTTCGGGTGCCCGGGAAGCCACCGCCGGGTGGTGATCATCAGCCCGGCGTCGGCGAGGATCGGCCGCGCCAGCTCCATGAAGCTCTTCATGCGGGAGCTGATGATGCACCACTGCGACGAGTCGCCGATGATGCTGCCGGGCTCCACGACGACGGTCCAGTCCCACGGCAGGACGCCTTCCAGCCACGACACGGGGTCGAGCGGGTTGTCTGCGACCTGCCACAGGTTGCCGTGCAGGCGGTACAAGTTGAGCGCCAGCGTCATCTTCAGCGTGGTGATCGCCGGGCCCGCCAGCACGAAGCTCTTCGGGAACTGCGCCGCAGCTGGGGAAAACGGGTTCGGCCAGCAGCGGACATGTTCCAGCTCAGCGATATCATGGAGGAAATCCAGGACGATGACGCGGGTTCCATCATCCAAGAAGCTGTACTCCGCGCCGGTCATCCGCCCGGCCCACTGGGAGTCATCGCGGTCCATAATGACGTGGATGTTCTCGGTCTTGCGGCCGTGGACGTCGAGCGCCCACACCCCGAGATGGTGCGCCTCCGGCAGCGTGATCGTCGCCGTCCCAGCCTCATTGACGCGCCATGTGAACTGGGCGTCGTACTCGCCGGCGACGCGTCCGCGGGCGTTGTAGTCGCCGTCGTAGAGGATCGTCACCGGCATTTGCTGGCGGCGAGCTGCCCGGGCCATTTTCTGGTTGAGGCATGCGTGGTAGATGCCTTCGAGCTGCTTCTCGAAGGCGTCGTCCCACGGGTACTCGGTGGCGCCGGGCACCGTGGTTGTTGGGATCGTCATCTACAGCTCCATCCCGTAGGGGCGTGTCCACTGCATGGGCACGCGTACCTGCACGCCCGAGCCGGCCATGTTCGCCACGCTGCCCCACGCTTCGGCGATGAGCTGCCCCAGCGTCGGAATCGACAATGCGGCTTGCAGCGCGTCAACCCAGTCGCCGACGAAGCTGGGGAGCACCGCTCGAATCGCGGTGTCGATTTCCTGGGCGAGACGCTCCGGGGTCCAGGACAGCACCGTGTCGGGGCCGAGCGGCGCCAAGCGTTCCGTCATCTTCTCCGCGATCGCGACCAAGGCGTCGACGGGGATGTCGAAGGGGATGCCGAGCTGCGCCCACAGATTCGGTAGCCACGGCAGCGGGTTGACCGCCACCGGAATTTCGGTCGGCGGCGTCCACGCCGGCACGGGGTACACGAACGCCTGCCCGTTCATTCGCGCCCAGAACTGCGACCCGTCCGATGACACGACTTGCTCGGTCATCGGGTCGGTGTCGATCAGCAGGTTCTGGTGCTGATTCTGGTGGGGCATCACGATCCGGCGGTCCCGGTGCTCGTAGCCCGGCCACCCTTCCCGATCCTCGAACGAATGATCGGGAAGAATCAGCGAAGCGGGCCCCACAGAAACGTACTTGACCCATGCTTGAGTATCCGTCGGATTCGTCACTGTGACGAAACCCGTGTAGTGGATTCCGTCGAACCGCCACACGTCCGTGGTGTCCTCCTGGGTCCACATCGGGTTCCCGGCGCGAAGCGACAGCGCCATCTCCGTGTGGCCGCCGGCGTGACCGCCCTCCTGCCCGAGCTTGACCTCCGGGGTCTGCGACAGGCGGCAGCGCAGTCGCCGCTCCCCCGAATCCGACCGGACGATGAGCTCCGAGTCCCGCTCGTACGACCACGCCCGGCGCCACAGCGAATCGGTGACCTGCCAGTCCCACCGGTCGTCATCCCAGATCCACAGCTTCAGCTGAAGATCGCGGGCGGCGTACCGGGCGGCCTGGTAGGTCGAGCCGATCTGCGTCGCGCTCGACTTCCAGATGGTCGACACGGGCGGGTCAATCAGCCCATCCGCTTCCGGGGCCAGGACAACTCCTCGATTGCCACGCCCCGGGCCGGACAGGATCCACTCGGATCCATCGACACCACGGACGAGAATGCTGATCGGCTTGCGCTGCACAGCTCACCTCCAATCGGTCATCGCAGCGGCCCGAAGCCCTGGGCGTCGCGCCACTGCTGCTCCTTGAATCGACGCCAGGCGGCGTCCTCGTCGCGGTGGTTGAACTCGTAGTGGTTGTTCACCACCCGGGCGTCGCCGTTGGCGACTCCGGCTCCGACGAGCTCGCCCGGTGCGCGCTCGGCAGGCGCCGGGTTCGGGGTGCGGGCCGCGACGACCGGCATCTGATCCGCCGAGCCCGCGGCGTTGGCCGCGCCCTCGGCGAGCGTGTTGATGCCGGCGTGCGCGACACGTCCCGCAGCGGCCGCGACCTCATCGACGGCCATGCCCGCCCAGCCCTCGGCCATGCCGATAGCCGCAGCCGCGGGGGCCGCGGCGGGGCCGAGCGTTCCGGCCGCCGACTTCGCCATCCCGGCGATGCCGGAGACCCCGGCCTTGCCTGCGGCGGCTCCGGTGTCGATGACGCCGTCGGCGACCATCCCGGCGACGTTGGCGCCGCCGTTGATGGCCTCGAGCAGCGCCCGGTTGTCGCGCACCGCGCCGGCGTTGACGACGTATTCGCCGTTGGACAGCCATGCGCGGATCGCGTCATCGCGGGGGCCGCCTCGTCCGGAGACGTAGCCGCCCGATGCGTAGCCCGGTGCCGAGCCGAAGGTGCCGTACTGGTCCACCAGCTCCTCGGCGCGGCCCATGACGGGCTCGTACCGAGACGGGAACGCGCTGCGCTGCACCTTCTGTGCCGCCTCGCCGCGGCTCATTGACTTCCAGTCGAAGCTGACAAGCTCGCGGAAGAACATCAGCGCCGACTCGAAGGGGCTCATGCGCTGGGCGACGGTGCCCCACGCGCCGTTGTCGCGCTGCTGGAAAATGCCGACCGAGTCGTAGTCCGAGCCGATGCGGTCGTGCCGGAAGTTCAGCGACTCCGGCACCGCCCGATTGGCCCACATCAGGATCGGATCGGACGCCTCGACCAGCGAGGTGCCCGTTCCGATCACCGCGGCCTCGCGATCGAGGCCCTTGGACTGCGCCGCGCGGCTGATCTCCCGGACGAAGAACGGCATTCCCCAGTCCGGGCCCGCCGGCGCCGGTTCCGGGGCCGGCGGGGCGGCGTCCGACAGGCCGGCGAGGTCACCGGCAGCGTCGCCAGCGGTCGACGTCGCCGTGGTGGAGGTTCCGGACGCTTCCGCGCCGACGACCTCCTGGGAGGCCGCGTTGTCGCGCTCCTCCACGGCGATACCGACCGACCGCAGTGCCTGGAGCAGCGGAGGAATCTCGTCGGGCACGCCGAAGACACTCAGCGCGTCCTTGACCTGCCCCGACACGATTGCCTTCGCCGACGATCCGACGAGCTCCGACCACGTCGTTGGCGCGGACTCGGCCACAGCAGCCGGGCCCGCGCCGACGTCGGGGTTGGAGCCCGACGCGCCGGAGCCACCCGTGGTGGACGTGGCGTCGTCGGCGGCCGGCATGTCCGACAGGTCACCGATGGCGGACGTCGCCGCGGCTTCCTGCGCTGACGACGTGGGAATCCATCCCCAGTGGTCGAACTGGGGGTGATCCCACGCCACGGCGCCGCCGCCGATCGCGCCGCCGCCGTTGCCACCGCCCATCTCGATGTTCGTTCCGTCCGGCAGGGTGCCGGAGGTGTGGGCCATCGAGCCGTGGTTGTTCCAGCCCATGCGGAAGGACCCCTCGGGGCCCTTGCCGATGTGCCCGCCGTTGGAGCGGATGTACTGCTCCTGCGAGTGCGTCGAGAACGCGCGGGGGCCGATCGGGTTTTTGCCGATCATGAAGTCGAAGATTCGACCCTGCGTCGAGGAGCAGTCGCCCCACGCGCCCGGCCCCGGGCTGTTGGTGTACGGCGCGCCTTGTAGGGAGCGGTCCATCGCGATGCCCGCGATGTTTTCGCCCTCCACGAAGCGCCGTACCTCCGACGCCGTGCGCACCCCGCCGTCGGCGAACGCTTGCACCGCGCCACGTGCCGGGCCGAGGCTGCCCCGGTAGGTCGACTCGACCGGCGCTCCGGTGCGCTTGTCGACCAGGCCCATGCCGAAAATGTCGGCGGTCTGGGCGAGGATCGCCGTCGACCGAGTGCGCTTCGTCGGGTGCAGCGGGATGTACGCTTCACCACCGGTTTCGTCCTCGGCCCACACGCGCCACGCCCCTGCCGGGGCGATCTGGGCGACGTGGTTCTCCTTGCGGCGGCCGCCGTTGGCGTACGACTCGAGCTGGGCGATGCCGCCCTGGGCGTAGGCGGTGATCCCGCCGTCGGCGTACCCGATGACGCCTCCACCGGCCAGGCCGATGAGCGACCCGATGGCGGAGAAGTTCAGCGTGCTGGAGATCCAGGACTTCACGCTGCCCCACGCGGCCTTCATTCCTTCCCACAGGCCGTTGAGGATTCGGCGGCCGGCATTGACGAGCCAGCTTCCGGCGTCGGAGAAAACGTTCTTCACCTTGTCGGGGATTTCCTGGATCTTGCCGATCATCTCCTGGATTTTCTCCACGACGATGCCGACGACGCGGGCGACGGTTTCCTTGAAGGACTCCCACGCCTGCCCGACCATCTCGACCAGGCCCCGGAAGAAGTCCAGGCCCACCTGGATCACGCCGTGGACAATGTCCGAAATGGCCTGGCCCATATCGGAAAAGCGATTCCCGATATTGTCGAAGTTGCCGGTGAGAATATCCGCCAGCAGCCCGGCCGCGGCCTTGATGTAATCCCAGATCGGCGAAATGACGTTCGTCCAGATCGAGGAAATGATCGTGCCGAGGAAATTCCACGCCGGGATGATCAGGCCGGTGACGATTCCCGACACGATCGTGCCGAGGATCTGCGCACCGGTCTGGAACAGCGAGAATATCGGCTGGATGATCGACGTCCACAGGATCGAAAATGCCTGCCCCAGAAGATCCAGGGCGGGCCTGGTGACGTTGTCGATCCACCACGACACCGCCTGCGACAGCAGGCCGAAACCGACCTGCATGTTCGCCACGAACGGTGCGATCCACGTGTCGTAGAACTGCCCGACGCCCGTGCCGAACTCGGTCAGCTTCGTCTTGATGGTGTCGATAAACCCTCCACCCTCAGCCGTACCTTCACCGCCTCCGGTGAAGAAGCTGACGACCTTCTGCCACGCCTCACCGATCCAATCGAAAACCGGCTGCAGCTTGGTGCGAATGCCCTCGGCACCTGCGACAATGCCGTCCCACACCGGCTGAATCGCGTCCCACGCGCCAGTGAAGAAGCCCTTAATCCGCTCCCACGCGTCGCCCAGGAAATCGGTGAAGCGGGACCACAGCTCGCGTCCCTTCTCTGTCTTCGTGAAGAAGGCCCACAGGGCGACGCCGAGGGCCACGACGACGCCGATGATCGCGCCGATGACGTTGGCCTTCATCGCCATGTTCAGGGCGATCTGGGCGACGGTCTGGCCCTTCGTCGCCAGCTGCCACGCCTTGAAGGCGGCGACCATCGCCCGGATTTTCCCGGCGATGAGGGCGCCCGCGGCGGCGACCTTGACGGCGATGAGCGAGCCGACCAGGCCCGATGCGGCGACGCCGAGGGCGATCATCGCCCCCGTCGAGCCCAGCAGGCCGGAGAAGAACCCCGAGATGGCGGGCTTGACGGTCTTGAGCATCGACGTGAGGAACTCGATGCCCTTCGTCAGCGGGCCGATGAACGGCTCGATGATGCCCGCCGACAGATTCGCGAACGCGGTCTTGGCGTTGGCCATCTTCGCCGGCAACGTCTCGCCCATCGCGGCGGCGTAGTCGCCCATGCCTCCGTTGATGGCGCCCACCAGGTCCTCGAAGCTGATCTTGCCTTCGGAGGCGAGCTTGCGGACTTCGGCGACGGACTTGCCGGTGGACTCCGACAGGTACTGCGCGGCGTTGACACCCGCGTCGGAGAGCTGGTTGAGCACGCCAGCGTCGATCTTGCCGCTGGCTGCGACCTGCTGCATGATGCGGCCGACGTCGATGCCCGTGCCCTGCGCGGCCGCCGACAGGTTGGTGAATGCTTGGATCGCGTCGTCCATCGGCGCGCCGATTTCGACGCCCGCCTGCGCGAACATAGCGCTGTACTTCGCCGCGTCGGCGAGCGACACGGATGTGCCGGTGACCTGCTCGGACAGGCGCGCCATCTGCGCTTCGGTCTGCTCGGCGGTCAATCCGATCGCCTGGAAATTGACCTCGGCGCGCTGGATGTTCATCAGGCGGTCGAAGCCCGACGACAGGAAGCTGGTCGCGCCCTGCACACCGATGAACGCACCGGCGGCGATGGCGGCCTTACCGGCGATGCCGCCGAGGTTGGTCATCAGGCCCCGGGACGGCCCGGACGTCGACGTCATGTCGTTGCCCATGCCGCGGATCTTGCGGCCCGCGGCGGCGGCTTCGGTGCCGGTTCGCTTCTCGGCGTTGGCGACGTCGGCCTGCACGGCCTTGAGGTGGGTGGACTTCGCCCGCACCTGGTCGTTGGCCGTCGCCAGCTGCGCCTTCGCCTTGATCGAATTGCCTTCGGCGGTGGCGAGCTGATTGGTCGAGGTGATCAGCTGCTTGCGGGCCTGCTCCAGCTCCCGCTCGGCCTGCTTGACCTCGCGCGAGCCGTTGCCGTGGTCCATCTTCGCCAAGGCGAGTTGCACCTCGGCGGTTTCGGCCTTCTGCGCCGCGGCGGACGCCTTATCCTTGGCTTCCGACTCGCGCAGCTCGGCGGTCCGAACGTCGCCGGAGGCCTTCGCCGCACGCGTCTTCGCCGCCGCGAGACGGTCCTCGGAGTTGGCCAGCGAGATAGACGACGTCGCGCCGCCTTCCTGCGCGGAAGTGAGGTCTCGCTGCCACCGGGTGACCTGCTGCGTCGCGTCGCCCTGGCGGCGCTTTGCGTTGGCCACGCGGTTTTCGGCGGCTTCCAGCTGCGACGCGGTCGCCTTCCCCGACGACCGCAGCGCGTCAAGCTTCTTCTCCTCGGCGAGGACGCGCGCGGCGGCCTCCGCCTCGGCCTTGCGGGCAGTGCCCAGCTTGGTGGAGACCTGCTCGATGGTCTTCGCCTGGGACTTGAGCCCATCGGCGGCGGCCTTGCCGGCCTGCTCGCCGCCCTTGCGGAAGCCGTCTTCGAGCCGCTTCCCGCCCGCCTGGGCGGCCTGGTTGGCCGCCTGGTCGACGGACTTCATGAAGCCGCGGACTTCGGCGTTGACGCCGATCCACACGGTATCTCCGGCCATGCTGGGACACCCCCTGATCTAGTGCATTGGGCTGACGCCCATGGATTCCAGGTAGGCCATGACCTCCCCGTGGCTTCGGTCGCCGAGCGAGCCGAACTTCTTTCCGCCGCCGCCCTCGGGTTCGGCCCACGGGAACTTCGGCATGCCGTCGTAGACGTCCTTGCCGGTGGCCTTCTCCCCCATTAGCGCCTGCGCGACGCGGGTGAGCGCCCACTGCGACGCCCACCTGGTGCTGTCGGCCAGGGTGAAGGGGCGGTCATCGGTGAGATGCCAGCGGGTGGCCGCGTCCTGCGGCAGGTAGGTCAGCAGCACGCGGAGTTTCCGCAGCGTGACCTGCCCTCGCCAGAACCCGGCCATGACGTCCCACCCGTAGTGCGCCTCTAGTGCTGCTTCCGCCGCTTCCGCGCCGCCATGCGCCGCGAGGAGCGATTTCCACGAGTAGGGTTTCCGTCCTCCATGTAGCCGGTGACGGACTCGCGGTAGGCGTTGACGACCTGGCCGAACAGGGCGCCGGAGCCGCCGGCGTCGAGGAAGCGCTCGTACTCCTCCTCGCCCATGAGCAGCAGGCCGACCTCGGTGTTGGAGTCGGCGACCTCTTCGAGCTCGTCGGCGACGTCGTCGGGCAGGGCCACCGGGTCCATGAAGGAGAATTCGAGGCGCTCGCCCTTCTTCGGGCCATCCTTGGCGGTGAAGCCGAAGGGGACGCGGCCGTCGGCGACGCCGGTGGCCTCTTCGCGCTGGGCGACAATCTGGTCGAGATCGAGCATGGGTGTGTACCTCTTTCGGGTAGAAGGTGTGAAAAGGGGGCCGGTGATTGAGGGCGCGAACCGGCAACCGCCCGAGGGCGCGCGGCTACCCCGCGGCGTTGGAGATGGTGAGCGTGACCTTCTTCTCCGCCGCGTTGTCGGCCAGGTCCTCGACGCGCAGCGTCAGGGCGGTTTCGCCCGCGGCGGTCGGGGTGCCGGAGATCGTTCCGTCGGTGGACAGATCCAGGCCCTCCGGCAGCGTGGTCTCGCCAGCGATCTCCCACAGCGCGGAGCCGACGCCGCCGGAGGCAACGAGCTTCGCGGTGTACGGCGTGCCGACGGTGCCCACCGGCAGGGCGGTGGTGGCGATGGACAGGGCACCGCCGCCGGTCTCGGAGCCAACGGCGCCAGACTCGTCCCAGGACTCGGAGAAGTGCCAGCGCGACTGCTTGCCAGCGATGGTCGCGTCGTCCGGGTACTCCGACGCGTCGGCCGGGTACGCCGTGATGGTGACCTCCAAGCCGATGATCTCGTCGGACTTGAAGGTCACAGAGCCACGCTCGGTGAGCTGGGCGTTGGGCAGGATGATGCGGGCGGCGTCGTCGCCGTCGACCACGTCGACCACGAAAAGCTTGCGGTCGAACTTCGGCTTGCCGCCGACGTCGATGTACCAGCCGCCCTGGCCGTCCTCCTGGACCTCGCCGCCGAGGAAGAACGACAGATTCTTGCGGGAGGTCTGCCACAGGACGAACTTGATCGCCGTGATGGACTTGGTGATCTCGCGGCGGATCGGCGCGATCTCCTGGAACGGGATGAACTCGGTCGCGTCCTCATCGAAGCTGACTTCGATGCCGTCGGGGCCGATGTAGCCCATGTTGGTGAAGATGCCGTCATCGAAGGACGGCTCCATGCGGGGAACGGGCGAACCGAGGTCGGCGTAGCGGACGGCACCGGTCGTGCCGACGTGGGCCAGCGCGGCGGCGAAGCCGTCGAGGGTGTTCTGCAGGGCCATGAGGCTTGCTCCTTACGAGAAAAGCCCCGACCGGCGACCGGCGGGGCTGGATGATGTGGTGGTTGGCGCTAGGTGCGCGCGGTGAACCGGAACTCGGCGCCGACGCGCTTGAGCTTCGGGTTCATGTCGGGGCGCGGGTGCCACGTCGACGGGCACCGCGTGCGCGTGATCGGGACGTGCCGACGGTTCGGCAAGTCGGACAGGGTTGCCTTGACCTGATCGCGCACCGCTTTCGTGGCGATGCGCGACGGACCGTGGATATCGACGTCGAGGACGTGATCCGCAATGAGCGGCGCATGCCCGCCCCACGGTGCGACTTCCTCGCCGGGCAGCTCGTCCACGACGACGTAAACCCGGCGAGGGTCGAGCTGCTCTGCCGGTGGCAGGACGTCGCCGACCCACGTGCCGTCGAGGTCGGCGCGCAGCTCGGCCCACACGTGCTGGAGCACATCGAGGGTGTCGGTCATCGTCTGGAACCTCCCGCCGCGCGGCGCAGCGTCTTGCGCGCCGCGGTGGTGGAGTCGCCGTATTCGCCGGCGACGTCGGTGGACTCGACGTTGTAGATCGCGCGCCCGGAGGGGACGTGCACTCGGCGGACAGTGATCATCGCGTTGCCGCCTTCGGCGGCGTCGATGGCGCGGGCCTTCGCGGCGATGTTCACCGCCTTCTGCTCGACCTTGGCGAGCACCGAGGGCATGGACATGACCTCCTGGAAGATCGCGTCGTAGTCGATCTCGTTGCGGACGTCAGCCACGGGCCACCTCCACGTCGATTTCGGAGTGCCGCATCGAGGTGTGCTCCCACGTGCCCGGATTGCCGACGACGTCGAGGTCGTCGGCCATGCCCTCCACGCGGATGCGGTCAAGGTCGCCGAGGGGGATGACGTGCCCGGGCGGGGAGATCACGCGCCATCCGACCTGGATGAAACCGCGGCGCCCGTCGTCGGTGTCCTCGGTGGTCATCCTCGGCTGCACCTCGACGCCGAAAGGAACCTCGGTGACGGTCGCGGTTGCCCAATCGGGCACCGTAACGCCGCTGTAGCCGTCCGCGGCGGTGCCCGGGGTGACAATGGAGATTCGACGGTCGTACATCAGCGGCCCCCTTTCACCAGCGGTACCTGGGCTCGTACTCGGACAGGGGTTCCTCGCCGCGCCACCCGAAGGCGTAACTGGCGCCGGGCATGGCCGGCAGGCCGAGCAGTTCGAGGTGCCCGGCCAGCAGTTGCAGCGTGACCTGCGGGTTGAGCATCGACGCGGATTCGGACACCGCGCCGACGGTCGTGGCCCACTGCGTCTTGCCGCGCTGCTCCATCGGGACGGCCAGCGCGTTGAAGACCATGTCGAGGCTGACCCAGCGGGCCACGGCGCGGGTTTCCTCGTCATCGACGGCGACGCGCCGGCGGATGAGGATCCCGGCCATTTCGAGCAGCTTTCCCGCCCTCGCCTTTTCAGGGGCGGTGAGCGGGCGCCACTCGGCTTCGAGGTCTGCGACCTCGGCGTAGGTCTCCATGCGGGCCTCCCTTGGGTGCGGTGCTTAGGCCTGGGCGGTGGCGGCGATGAGCTGCGCGCGCGTCAGGTCCTCGGCGGCGGACGGGTCCATGCCGAGGGCGACGGCGTACGCGACCCACTCGGCCTTGTTGGCGGTCTGGCGGGGCCGCTCCGGCGCGGGTTCCGCCTCGGCGTCGACCGGATCGTCGGCGTCCGCCTTCACCTCGGCCTTGACCTTGGGCGTGGGCTGCTTCGGGACAGGCTCGGCGTCAACGTCGACGCCGGCCTTTGCCCGCACGAGCCACGCCCCGGTGTCCGCGTCGACGTCCACGACGTCACCGCGGTAGTGGCGCACGTACTCGCCGTCGACGCGCTGATCCCAGCGGCCGACGGTCAGGCGGACACGCATTACGCCGTCACCCCGGTGATGGTGAGCACCGACTTCGGCTCATCGACGGCGATGATGCGCTTGCGCACCGCGTCGGAGCGCCACGACATCATCGGGCCGCCCATGCCGGACTCGCCGCCTTCCTGGTACAGCGGCGTCATCTGCAGCGGGATGGTGTCCGAGCGGAAACCGGCGACGCCGGATTCGAGGACGATGGCCTTCGTCGGGTCCATGAACCGCGACGTCGCGACGGTCAGGCCGAAGATCGTCTTCGGGTGCACGCCGGTGTACAGCGGGTTCTCGGCGGCGTTGTCGCCGATGTAGAACTTCTGCACCTGCTCGTTGCGCAGCAGCGCGGTCAGCGTGACCGGCGCCAGCACGAGGGTGTTCGGGTTGTAGCCGAACACCTCGTCGTCCTTGGCGTTGTCCGGCTTCGCCGCCTGGATCTGCTCGATCGCGTCGAGGACGTCCTTCGCCGGGTCGCCGGCGCCGCCGGACCAGGCGGCAGTCGCCGCGGCGGTCGGGGTTTCGGCGGCGGCGAACGCGGCCAGCGACGCGCGGACGCCGGAGCGGATCATGGTGTTCTGCAGCGCGGTCTGCTGCTTGCTCACCATGTCGAGGCGGTTCTCGTGGCGCTGCTCGTAGGACACGCGGATGCCCATCGCGACCTTCTGGCCGATGACGGTGCGCACCTTGCCGAGGTTCAGCCCGGACACCGGGATCTCGCCGAACTCGGCGACGACCTCGGCGTCGTCGGCGAGGAACGGCGACGCGGCCTCGCGGAACGCCGCGACGCCGGAGTCGTTGGAGCCGGCGTTGCGGAAGAGCAGGTCCTCGAGGAACGCGCCGTCGAGGTTCTGGATGGTGCGCTCGGCGATCCACTTGGGATCCTTGATCAGCGAGTCGACGGTGATCGGGTCACCGTCGTACGCGGAGGTGATGATGTTGCCCATTGGTCCTCCTTGGAATTGGGCATGAAAAAACACCCCGGAGGCCGGTTGGCCTGGGGTGTTGCTTCAGCTGACGGTGGTTTAGGCGTCGAGGCGCAGGTGCACTCGGACGGTGGACGGGGCGTCGCCCGGGGTGGCGACGATGACGCCGGCCTTGACGGTGCCGGTGTTGGAGACCTTGCCGTCGGCGGCGGCGTAGACCGTCGCGCCGAGGGTTAGGCCGGTCGCGCCGTCGGCGACGGCCAGCTGCACGACGCCGCCGATGTGGACGGCGACGACGGACGGGGCGGTGATCGCGAGGTTGTTGGCCTCGCGGGCGGTGTCCGGTGCGGCGTTTTCGGTGACGGCACCGAAGACGACGCCGTCGGCGCCGGCGTGCGAGATGCCGTTCTCGCCGAGAGCGACCAGGCGGTGCTTTTCGACGGCGGCGGCGGCCTTCTGGGTCACCGGGCCGGAGCGGAAAGTGGGATTCGACATGCGTGTTTCTCCTTAGGTGGTGGGGCGGCCGAACATTCCGGCACGGTCGGCGGCGGCCGACAGCTTCGCGCCGTCGTCGTCCTCGTCGGTGTCGAGGCCGTGTCCGACCTCGCGGCCGGCCATGGTCACCAGGGGCTCCATGGAGTCGAGGTCGTCGGCGGTGAGCAGGCCCTTCTCCATCTGGGTCAGGGCCGCGTCTCGGCGGGCGGGCATGAGCTTGCCCGCGGCGATTGCGTCGCCGACGGCGCGTTCGCGGGCGTCGCGGACGAGCTTGTCGCGCTCGGCGCGCTCGGCGGCCAGCGCATGCTTGTCGACCACGGCCAGGCCCAGCTGGTCGGCGGCGGCGTGGATGGTCGACGCGGCGACCGGCGCGGCCGGGGCCTTGCCCTTGTCGTCGTCGGTCTCATCGTCGTCGGTCTTCTTCTCCGCGTCCTTGGCCATGGTCTCCACGGCCTTGACGATCGCGGCGGCGTCAGCGCCTTCGTCCAGGCCCAGCGCCTTGACCAGCGCGGCGGCCTGCTCTTCGGTGAACTCCATCGGGCGTTCCTCCTTCTCGGCCGCCGCAGCGACCGACTTGTACTCGCGGCCACGGGATTCCGCGGCCGATTCCCACCGGGCGTCCGGGGTGCGCGTCGACGCGGCGACGTACTCACGTCGTACCGTCTCCGGTTCCCCCCACTCGATGGCGTCGTCGTCTCCGACGGCGTAGGCAACCTTGTGCAGCTCGCCAGTGGTGTCGTCCATGGCGATGATCTCCGGCGGAGAGAGGAAGAGCTCCTCGATCCACCAGAAGTCGTCAGCGCCGGGACCCTGCTCGTAGAAGTCGCGCCGCACGTCCTCGACGGACGCCGACGCGATGATCTTGTCGGGCATGATTGCCACCTCTCCTGCCGCCGGGCCATCTCGCCCGGCAGCGACGTCGTACAGGGCGGCCACGTCACGCAGCGTCGACAGCGTGCCGACCGCCGGCGGGGACACGCCCAGCAATGCCAGGCCGGTCAGAGCGAATTCGTGCACCATGCCGGTCTGGTCCCGGTAGTTGAATGAGCCCTCGATCGAGCGGTTCGGGTACGCCGACGGCAGAATGTCCGCCAGCCACGCGGGCAAGCCACGCAGGTCACCGACGAGCGTCGAACCGTCCTGCGAGAGCCGCAGATTATCCACGAAGCCGACAGCGGGTTCACCGTCGAAGCGGGGGTCGACATGGCCGAGCTTGATCACCGGGCGTCCGACCGCCGACGACTGCGCGGCGCGCACCGCCGCGGCAAGGACTTCCGGCGTCGCGGTGAACGGGCCCGTCGACGCGGGCCACTCCCCGACCTTCAGCAGCTCGACGTCCGGGACGTCACGCAGGATCGGCCGATTCGGGGCCGTTGGTGTTTCCGGCATCGTCTCCACCTCCTTGGTCAGGTGTCCACGGGGTTTCCGGCGGCGGGGTGTCCTTCGCCGGTGCACCCATCTCGCGGCGCAGCCATTCCTCGATGCCTCGATCCGGCCGGATCAGTCCGGCGTCGGCCAGCGTCCGCAGCGCGTTGGCGACCTCCACCGACGTCGACCGCATGTCATCGAAGACGATGCGCGGCGCCGGGACGTCCTCGCCGAAGTTCCAGTCCACGAGATCGTTGACGATGTGCTCGTTGGCGACGTCGGCGATTGCGTCGGCGGTCGCGGCCAGCGACGTGGTGAACAGGTCGCCCTGCGTCGTCGCCAGCGCGTAACTGCCGCCCTTGCCGTCGAGGTTGAGGAAGTGCGCCAGGCCGGTCTTGCCGATCATCGCGTCGTGATACTCGATCGCGCCGCGCGGGTCAGGCAGCTGGCCGGACACGCCGAGCAGCTGCAGCTTCGAATCGAAGGGCAACGACACGCCGGACTGATCGCCGGCAGCGTAGGCCTGAGCCATGGCGCGGCCCTTTTCGATCTGCTCATCCGACGCGTTCGGCGGGTTGATGTACACGGGCACTCCCATGCCGTTGCGCTCGTGGGTGACGGCCTCAACCTTGAGCAGCCGATCCCGCAGCATCCAGTGCTTGAACGCCGGCCGCAGCAGCGATTCGCCCGTCCAGTCCGCGCCCTCGCGGTCGTTGACGTAGACGACGAGCCGGGTGACCGGGATGATCGTCCGGCCGCTGGACCGCGTGGGTCGGATCAAGTTCCCTCCGGTCGGGGCCTTCTGCTCGATGGCGATCAAACCACCGTCGCGGGCGACCTGAATGTCGGCCAGCGACTTCGGCATGCGGGGCGCAAGTTTGCGCAGCCCCCACCGGCCCTGGTCGTCCATCTCCACGACCTGCTCGAAGTACATCGCCCCGTACGGCAGCATCCACAGCGCCATCCGGAGGTGCTCCGGCCAGGAGAACCGACGGGACCGCCGAGGAAGCGCGTCCTTGGCCTCTTCGCCGATGATCGGCAGGCCGAGCTGGCGGGCAACGAACTCGGTGACCTCATCAGGGGCGCCGGCCGGGTCGATGCGCCACGGCGTCGCACGGATCGGCAGGGTCACCGCCTTGAGCAGCGACGCGACCGACGAGTCCTTGCGCATCTCCGCGTACGTATCGAGGCACTGGGGCCACCGGAGCTCGTCCACGTGCTCCTCATCGACGCCGCGGATCGATTCCTCCGATCCGGCGTGGACGTAGCCGATCTCCTTCGGCGCAGGCGCTTGCGTCTCATCCGTCATGCTCCACCTCCATCACCAGCTCATGCCCAGCGCCGACCCTCGTGGCACCGCGAAGTCTCGCGGCGCCGACGACGTCGTCGTTTGCTGTGCTTGGAATCCGATGGCAGCCGGTGGAATCTCCACCTCTGCCGTGTACTCCCCCAGCCCCCATGCCGCGTACGTCGCGGCGACCAGCGGCGAAATGTCCCCCTCGGACATGGTCTCCGACCAGGCGACCGATGCCCCCGAGTCGAAGGCCTTCGTCACCGCGACGGAGACGGCCTCATCGAGGCGTTGGTCCCCGCCGTGGGTCACCGTCCCGTCGGACACCCGCTTGAGGATCTCCGCCGTCGACATCTTCATCTGCGGGAAGGTCATCATCTCCGGTTCGACGCCCGCGTCGATCAACGCACGCTCGAGCACCGCTGCGGGCGAGTTGCGCGGGATGACGATAGCCACCGGGTCGCCGGATTCGACTGCGGCCTTGATGAAGTCGACCATCTGCGCGACGGTCGCTTCGGCGTGTCGGCCGATCTCGACGTGCACGCCCCGGGTGGTCTTCACCGCGGCGGCGACCGTCCACAGGTCGGAGCCGGGGCTGACGTTGATCGCCAGGCACGCCTGCCCGGTCGAGGCGGGCTCGGCCCACCGAAGCTCCGCCCACCGCTCCGGCGTGATCGCCGGTTCGACTTCTTCGAGGTCATCGACGCGCTGGCACAGGTTCTCGGTGCGGAACTCCGGCTCGGACTTCGCCTCGAACTCGGCTTGGATATCGCGGACGGTCATGCGGCCGTGCCCCAGGTCGGGGTTAGCCTGCGCCCAGCCGCGGCGGTCATCGACGGCGAGGTCGGGGTCAGCGGACCATTCGAAAAGCCCCACGGTCGCCTCCGTTCCCCCGGCGTCGATGTTGGCCAGCGCGCCGTCGCGCAGCGAGTTGAGCACCACCGACCGCCAGTCGCCGGCATTGGACGCCGTGAGGTTCAGGCCGAACACCGGCGACAGCGTCGTGGACGACAGCGCCGCCCAGCCCTCCCAGGTCTTGTGCTCTCGCAACTCGTCCATGAACAACAGGTTCACGGTCTTGCCGCGCCCGGCCTTCCGGTCAAGCCCGGCGATGCGGTACGCGCCCCACTTCGAGCGCAGCGCCTCCGAGCCGTTGTTGAACGTCGTGCGCTTCATGCGCTTGTTCAGTCCGGGGTGCTCTTCGCATTCGAGGACGATCTCCTCCCACAGCTCCTTGGCGTCGTTCTTCGTCTGCGCGGCGCCGAGGATGTACTTCAGGCGCTGGCGGAACAGCGCCCACTTGATGACGACCTTGACGACGTGAGTCTTGCCGTTCTGGCGGGCGACCATGAGCAGCACCGTCTTGAACCGCGGTACCTGCTCGTCCCACAGGTCAGGGCGATCCGGGTACAGCGCCTGCTTCGCGGCCAGCGTCATCAGCTCGAAGGCGTGGATGACGAACCACTGCTGCCACGGCGTCAGGGGCTCGCGGAGGATCTCCTTGGCGAACCAGATGATGTCGAATCCGAGTGAGGTCTCGGGGGTCAGTTCGACCAGCGGCGGGGTGAATACTCGCGGCTCGCGGGACCCGATCAGTGCCGCGGCCACCGTCACCACTCATCGTTGTCTTCGCCCGAGTCGAGGTTGAGCTTCTGCCGGCCCTCGGGGTTGAGCCCGAGGGAGGTCAACACCTTGTGCAGGGTCGGCATGGGGCCGAAGCTGGTTTTCTCGAAGGCAGCGGGGTCGCCGGAGTCGCGGGCGTTGTCGATGATCTCGGCGAGCTGCAGTGCGAGCTCGACGGCGGCGTCGTCGGTGATCTCCAGGTGGTCGGCGGCTTCGATGGCTTCGAGGACGTGGGCGCGCATGCGGCCGGTGACCGGTTCGGATTGGATGTGTTCGGCTTCAACCCAGCCTTGAACGTCGTTCATTGGTGAACCTCCTTCACGCGCGCGCGAGCCCCCGGTTCAGCGTCGGGAGAGAGAGCTTGGC